GGGTCTAGCCTCCACGGCAGCGGTGGATGTCGCAGTAACGCCTGAAATGTAAACAGAGAACATGGATTCACCGAACGAATAATCTGGGTTCGTCCCATTTTGGCTAAAATTATAGCTCCCATCATTCCTACTTTTTCCCAATCTAAAGGTTCAACTGCCTTGGCCATTAACATAACACCTAAACCAAGTACTAATAACGAGACCCCAACTGCGATCATCGCGAGGGAACCTATTGTAATTGTTAAAGGTATACCAGTAATTAAACCAGATTCATACATACCTATTAAGCCATATACTACTCCTAAACCTCCAATAAGTGCTAGCATTTTTAAAACTGACATCATATCAGGAACGGCATAAGACATTATTAGTACACCTATTCCTAATATTATTAAAGACAATCCTACCATTGCCATGGCAAATGCACCTTTGACAATATCGGTTGCTACCATTCCGGCTAACCAATATATAAGTCCTAAACCTACTAAGGCAACTCCTAACGCGGCGAAAAACTCCCATTTTTCTGCCGGTAAAGCGGCTTCAAAGAATTTAATGGCTATTGCTATAACAATGATTGACAAACCTACGAATGCCATTGCTACTGCACCTTTATAAATCTTTTTCTGAGCCCTTCCTACTAGCCAAAATACAAGTGCTAAACCTAATACAACAAGGGCTACCATTCCTAATGTTTGGAACGATTCTTTATTTGCTGGAAATATTAAACCAAATAATGCTAATGTAACACCTAGCCATAATATTGCTGTACCTGCTACCATAAGGGCCCTTGCCATTTTTTTCATTCCTTTGTGGAACTTCATATCAACTAGCATCTTAAATAAAAACCCAACCAGAAAAATTGTTGGTGCGACAATTAACATTGCCATTAATGCAAATGGATATATTAAAAGAGAAAGTGCAAGTTTCCATCCAAATCTAAAAATAGCATCTCCAACATCTCCAAGTGCCGTAAGGGCTTCTCTAGTTTGTTCATCTGCTAAAGATTTCGCTCCCCAATTTACTGCTAATAGTATTAAGTATAAAGCGCCTGCAAATAGAGGTGCTGCAAATACTCCTATAATAAGTAATGGGGTTGCTAATATTAAATAGCCTGCGAATTGTAATATTGCCTTTCCTAAACCTTGAATTGCTGAAATTCCTTCTCCAAGGGCTTCCATTTTTTCTTTAGCCTCTTTACCTCCGGTTTTCATACCATCGATAACTTCAGCAAGTGCTCCTAAACCTTTTGCTACTGCACTAAGACCTTTTTCACCAAGAATCTTTAAGGCTATAGCCTCTTTAATTGTTAAACCACTAAATATTGAACCACCACCAGGGGCCTTTTCAGCCCTTTTATTACTAGCCTCTATTTGTTGTAAAATATCGGCTAATATATCATGTGTAGCTCCACCTGGTTCTAAAGCACCGGCCATACGGTCCTGTGCTTCATAACTGAGTTTTTCGAATGGTGACTTAAATGCGCTCAAAGTACATTAGAATGTTTTTTTTATATATTCCCTAAAATTTAGGCATTTTCATACTTCCGCCTGACATGCTTGGCATTTTTGGGTTTTTATAGGCATTCATATTAGGCATTTGTTTTTTGTAATCTGCCATTTTCTCGTCCTGTTGTTCCTGTTGGTTACCTTCTTGTTTTTGTTTTTGCTTGAGGTATTCCATCAAGTTCTGTACGTAATACGTGTACTCATAATAATCGAGATTATCGATTTCAGAGGGCTGGAGACGTAAATGATGTCCCAGATAGAATTTAGTCTTAAAGAAGTTCTCCAGCGAGATCTGAAATAATGAAAAGACTTTTGACTCCACCTGGGAATTCGAGAGGGAGCGTTACCGTCTCTCCGTCGACATCCACTTCCATTTCAGGTTGTGCTCCTATTTTCATTTTTTCAGCTAGCCTATAGACTACCATATACTTTTTTTCATTCCATCCTTGAAATGCAACTTCTCTATTAAAGATTTCAGCTTGATTAAAACCTCTCCAATCAAGTTGAACATAAGGAAGAACCTGAACGAATGCCTGGTCCCATCTCTTCTTAGCCTCTTGTTGTTCTCTAATATATTTAGTTACTTCTTCCATTACACCAATTGAAGGTGGTCTCATTTGAATATCTCCTGAAGAACGTGTTTTAATGTTAAAACATCTTAAACCTTCGTCATAATATTTTTCAATTTCTGAAGGAATTTCTGATGTTGAAAAGTTTTTTGTAGCTAATTCAACGTCTTTTGTTGTACCATAACTGTTTTCAGCCTTTAACATTAATTTGTTTTCAGGTTCTGGAAATGTAAGGTCTCTAATTTGCAAAAGGATATTAATTCTATCCTCTTCTAATAAGTCTTTATAAGATAACTTTTTTGTTCTGCTTTCAAATCTCATACATGCTTTGCATATATTATTTAACTTGTCTTCTATATCTAGAATATTTCCTTCTACCATTGTAGAGAAATGTCTGATTTCTGCAACTTTTGCAGATCTAATAGATATTTTAGCGTCTGCAGGGTAAAATCTACCTTTAGAAAAAAAGGCTATCCATACTTACTTTATGGTAACCTAATACAAAATCTGTAGACTCTGCTTTATCTTGACCGAATTTCTGCATATTTACAGATCCTAGGTCTTTATTTTTATTAGATGTTGTTTCTTCTGCCTGAACATCTTCTACACTTTCTCTTGCTGTATCATCGAAAGCTCCACCTGACTTTTCTTTCTTATTTAAGAAATTGTCAAATTCTTCGTTTTTGCTTTTGTTATCTTCGCTCATTATTAAAATATTTTTAAGTTATATTAAAGGTTTCTATTTTGTTTCACTATTTTGTTTATTAATTTCAACTTGAATTAATTCTCTAACAAACGCGCTTACAGATTTTGGGCGCTGTTTGTCTTTTAATGCTTTGCTTAGTATAATATGGTTCAATTCTTCAAACTCAGGTTCAGTCAGAAGAACTTGAATCTTCTTAATCAATTTATCTACCATATAGTTTTTTTCTGAATCTGACATATTATTAGAATATTATATTATATTTTCTGAGTAAAAAAAGAGAAGACACTTATAGTCTTCTCTAGTTTTAATCTTTTAATTTTAAGTAAGTTCTTCTGCCCATGTGTTACATACAAATACAACTTCCATAGTCTCTGCATCATTTGAAGAATAATCTCCATCTGCAAGTGGGTTAGGAGCTGATTTTGGGAAACAGTCTTCTAAAGTAATTTTTCTAAAGATATCACCTGCTCTATTGAATTGAACAACTACAATTTGTCCAACATAATCTTTCTTAAGACCATGTTCTCCAGTTTCTGGATTGTATTGAAGTCTGTACCATTCTCTCATAGATTTATAAAGATACATCTGGTTAGCGTCATTTAAGTTTAATGAAAAACCTATAGTAACTTCTAAAGTTGATGATTCAGGAGTTCCTGAATATTTTCTTTCTGACCATTTATATTTTTGTGCGATTTCTGGTAATTCTTTATGAAGTTCTAAACCTGCAACTGTATTAACATGTTGAATAAACATATCCTGACCACTAACACCTGCTGGTGGAAGGATAGTTACTTCAAACATATTCTTTAATACTGGCTCGAAATTCTTACCTTTCTTACTAGTCTGATCTTGTGAATAATGTGGTAATGCCATTTTTATCGTTTTTTATTTTTAATTTTATTTATATATCTCTTTAAAGTTAGAAACTTTAGAGGATACCTTAGAAGTATCCTCTTTAGTTTAATATTATTTATTAATAACCTCCTGAAGCGATTTCGCCAGTGTTAAGAACCGTTGTTCTGTGAACGATGATTTCTAAACCTTTAACTGGTTCAACATAAGTATCTAAAATACCCATATTGTTATCAATTACTTCGTTAGTGTTATTAGTCTGATCCATTACGTTTTTATAAGCATAAACACCTGAATCTGCTAGAATTCCTTCCATGAAAGAATCAGCTAAAGTTTTGATTTCAAGTCTTGTTTGTGCTGTATTAAATTCAAATACGTAATCTTTAAGAATATCAGCAATACCATTTTCAAGATATATTAATACTTCTCTTACGTGAGCAGAACTTAATGCTGATTTAACATTTTGCTGTCCGGTTTTATTACCTTTAATAGCAAGACCAACTCCTCTTTCAAATACAATTGGGTTAATTCCAAAAGGTTCTATGTTATCTCTATCTTCTTTATCGAAAGAATATTCAGCTCCTACTACATTAGTTCCTGATACAATTCCTCTACGAGGACCTGCAACGATTGACCATGGAAGGGCGTTATTATATTTGTCGATGTAGTTGTTAGAAACATAAGCGGCTGGTGGAATAACTTTGATTTTTCCATTTTCTCTTACATTTAAACCAGGACCATAATAGAATCCGTAGTTTGAACCTGTATTGATTGATGGTAAACTGTAAATTCCATTTGGGTTTTGAGAAAGGTCTCCTCCTGTTGCAACGTGTCTTGTTTCAAATTTTTCTGATGCAGTATCAATAAATGATGGATCAGTTGATTGTTTGAATTCAGCAACGGTAGGTGCGTTTAATATACAAGAAACATTTTGTCTCTCTTTAGCAACCATTGTAAACTCTTCTTTATTTAAAAGTTTTCCGTTTGTAATATCCCAAGAACCAAAAGTATCAACAATATATCTAAAGTCGATAACGTCTCTATCAACAAGTGCTTTAGTTACTCCAGAATTTGAAAGCTGTGCTAAACAACCTGCTTTATCTTTTGCTCCTATGATTGCCTTGTTTAAATTGTAAATATAGTATTCTGTAGCAGCTGATTCAAATGATAAAATTCCTTTATCGTTTGCTGAATCAAAACCTGTTGCGATTGCTCTTGAACAACATACTGTATAAATTGCTCCTAATTTAGAAACTTTAGTTACTTTAGCAAGTTTGTTACCATCACCTGGAAGATAATCTCCAACAGCAACGGGTGCCGATGCAGTACCTGAACCAGTATATTCTAATGCTGTTTCAACTCCTGAAACAGAGTTTGTTGTGTAGTCAGATAAATCAATTTCTCTTTCTCCTGCTGCTAATCTGTACGAAAGTAAGTCATAAGATTCACTTCCATCATAAATGTTACCTACTAGGTCACAACTTCCTGCTGCATATTCTTCTACTTCTTCTTCGTGAACCGCACAGAAAACTCCTGTTTTTCTGGTTTCTGCGTTAATCATTTGTTCTAAGTAAAGTGCATTTCCTTCTAAATCTTTAAATGCTGGAATAAGAGAACCTGTATATTTTGCTATTAAGTCAACTTGTCTGTGACCTATAAAGTTTTCTAATTCGTCTTTTTCTAGACCTTCAGCGTTAAAGTGGTCTCCAAATAATGGATCGTTATCTAATGCAGCTGCATTAAATTTACCTTTAAATACAAATACATCAACCATATAGTCTGAAATATATGAAAATTCATCTAAATCATCTGGACAATTTCCTTGACCGTACCATTCTCTACATGGAATATCAAAAGCTTTTACGTCTTGTGCTTGTCTTACAATAACAGATACATCTCCTTTACCAACGTTTACAAGATTTAAACAATTGTTTGGGTTAGTTCCTACAGTTGCTAAAACTTCAGCATCTGATGGAAACATAAATTTGTCATTGTCGTGGAAGTTTTCGTATTCATCATTATCTTCTACAGAAATAGCCTGTTCGCTAGAACCGTTAGTAGATAAAGATGCATAATTTGCAATATCAGTGTTTTCGAACTGTGCTAAATTTAATGCAAGAATCGGACCTCTTTTAAGAGTTTCGATACATGATCTGTGGAAAAACATTCCCTTTTTTTCTAGTTTAGAATCAATTCCTCCAAAAACCGAATCAAAGGTTTCTGTGTCTTCAATATAAACTGGGGTGTTATAAGGTCCTTTTCTAGAGTGACCTACAACTAATCTAATAGTCTCAGCAGATATGCTTGATACCTGCGACTTGTCAAATTCTAAACGGTATACACCGGAAGATTTGAACTGTAATAAATGAGGACTTAGTGCCATAATTTTAATTTATTTTTTTTAAGTTTGTTAATGTATATATCTAACTCTAAAATGGAATTTGACAAATTATAGAAGATCGTAAATATCATATTGTAAATCACCTTGGTCTTCGTTATCCTTATACAGGGTTAATTCCATAAAATCATGTAGATCTGGATCGATAGTGTCTAAAAGTTCTTCAACAGAATCAGCAAATGCTGTCGTATTAAAATACTCCGTTGAAATAATACTGGACATCGCCAGATCATCATGACCCATTTGGGCTCCATAGTTTCCGTTAGGTAAAGTACCAAAAAGACTTATTTCTGTTACTGTTTCAAAATGACTTACATTTATCTTATTAAGAGAATGTAAAGATTTAAAGTTTTGACAAAATATAGGTTTATTATCATTTTTAACTTTTATACCATGTTTAAGTCCTCTACTATCATGTCTATGTTTAAATCTTAATACCATTTCCTGGTCAAAATCATTTGTTCTAGGAAATATTGTAGACATATATTTTAAAAGAACTGCCCCGTAGGTATTGTATTCTATAATCATTTTTGTATTTTCATTATATAATAATTCTACACCGATTATATAAAGGCATTTAGCGAAGTCTTCTATAACATGTTCATTGCTTCTAAATACTCCAAC